TTATGCAGGGATTGCCCGTCGCATCAAAGGCTGCGCGGGCTGAAAGTATGTCGGCTCGATGGCATTGAGAGCGACCATCTTCGCGTCCATACGAATGTGTGAGTAGTGATTCATCATGCGCCGCGAGACGTGTCCCGCAACCGCCATGACGGTCTGATCCGGTGCGCCGGTTTCGAGTAGCCGCGTGATCGCCTGGTGGCGGAGATCATGCGGGCGAAGCCAAGGAACGCCAGCCTCCTCGCGCAGCGCCACGAACTGCTTGCGCAGCCAGGAGCGCGACGCGGGGCGCGTCGGATCGTACTGGTAGATGACCTCCCTGCCCTCACGCTTCACGCGGTTCGTGCGCAGCGGAAAGACATAGTGGTCACGGTTGACGGCGCCAAGACGCGCCGCTCGGCGAAGGATGCGTTCTGCCTGCTTCGCCGCCGTCGCATTGAGCGGAATGCGTCGGCCGCGATCGTTATTCTTCACTCGATCAGAAGGGATGAGAATCTCTGGCGGACTGGCGAGCAGATTGAAGTGCTCAATCTGCAGCAGCCGCAGTTCGCATCCACTCGCCGTCGTGTTGTTGGTGAGGCTGGCGACGAGATAGGCGAGCTCGTACTCCGGCCGCGTGCTCGCTATCTCGAACAGCCGCCGCTCTTCCTCCGCCGTCATCACGCGCCGCGGCGTCCAGCGCGGCATGCGCATCGGGTGATAGTAGGGTTTGATCGCCTGCCACAGACCCGCGTATTCGAGGATCTGCGCAAGCACATTGAGTTCGTGGTTGATGGCGCTGGGCCCAGCGACGCGCTTCCAAAGCTTGTCGGCATTGGATTGCCGCATACGCTGATACTCGCGCAGATGCCCAGGCTTGATTTCATTGAGCGGCAAACCGAAGAAAAAGCGGTTCAGCGCCTGGATGTAGGTGAGGTGAGCTTCTGTGGTGCGCGGAAGCACGTAGGGTCGCTTCCATTCAGTCCATCGCTCTGCCGCGACTGGGAACAACATGGTACTGATAGCCCGATCGATATTCATAATTCTCTGGTTTATCGCCTCGCATGCCGGACAATCGCGATGGTCCAGCGTGTGTTGACGAGTAATATCCCATATTCTCCTTCTCTTCGCTATGGTCTTTGTGCGTACAAAATCTGGGAGCACATCCTGTTGTGTCATCCGACCCTCTTGGGTTCTGCGGGGCCCGTCTTATGTGGAACAATGTTGAACAAAGTACCACAAAGTAGGCTGAGGACAAATGGGCTGTTAGTGTGAGCGCGTGAAGGCGCTTCGGGAGACAAGCATTGGGGTTCGGCTCACTAAGGCCGAGAAGAAGAGGCTATTGGACTACACGCAGCCGCGCGGCATCATCGCCGCCAGTTATGCCCGGCAGGCATTGTTAGAGAAACTTGCTCGGGACGAGGCTGCAGCTACGAACGAGGCTGCGACTCCTCCAAAAACTCAATGAGCTCGGCGAGTGTATGGTGCGCCTTTTTTATATCGGTGAGCCGACCTTTGCGCGGTGCGCGCGCGAGGTACGTGATGGCGCGGCCGCGCAGGTACCCGGCATATTCTTCGGGCGTCATCCAAGCCTTGAGAGCCTCCCACGGCTGCACCGTCATGTCCTTATAGTGCGAGCCTGCTACCTGCGTATCCTTTGCCGCCATTCACCAAAGCCCCTTGAACGCACCGGCGCACGCTAGCCGCTGCATCTCTTTCTCGAACCTCTCCCCATGCGCACGGTAGGGCCACAGCTTCAGGTGAGCCATCTCATGCAGCAGGGTCATCCTCACAATCCGCCAGTCAATCGCGCAAGCCGGATTGATGCGGACCGTGAACTCACCATTGCTCTCGACAAGGGCGTCACCGTGTGCGCCATCAACTGGCGCATAAAGAACGTCTGCATCCGATGGCAGACAGCCGCCGAAGAATCGACGGTTGAAATCGCGATACCAGCGCCGGAGCTGCCGGTCCGACAGAACCGCCGCGGACATCCCTCACCTCGCCTTGCCGCAGTAGAACTGGCCGCCGTAGCTGAAGCTGCCAGTCCCAGAGTCCGCGATGATCGTGTACATATTGAACTGCCCGTCCCGCATCAGCTCCACGATGCCGAAGCCGTTGAGATGTGGGTTGACCCGATTACGCGCATACGCCGGCTTCACCGTCCCCATCGTCGGCAATGTCCAGCCGATCCACTTGCGCCGCGCGTTCGCGGCCGCTACCTTCGCGATGCTCGAGGCTGTGTGGACGTGGCCCATCACGATGCATTGGCAGTACGCCTCCACAAGCTTGTTCGCGACATACTTTCCACTTCCTACCTGATCGCCGTGGATGACGCCGAGGTTGCCGAGCTCGCTCATCTCGCCAAGCTTGAAGATCTCGTACCCACGGCGCTCCAGGCCGAGATGTTCCTCAAGGTCGACCATCCCCTCGAGCTCAGGCGACGCATCGTAGAGGTCCTGCACGAAACGCTCATGGTTGCCGTAGTGCCAGCGCTTCACGGCCCCCTTCGGCAACCTCGCATCCACGTCATCCAGCAGCACCGCGAAGGCGTCAAGGTTCGCGCGCAGCGCACCCTTGCCCTTGAGGCCGGGCTTGTCTTGATTGTGGTGCGAGATCTCGTCCAGGCTGAGCTGGTCGCCCATCCACGTCACGCCGTCGACGCGGCTGCGCTCCATAAAATTCAGCAGCGCCCGCCACAGTCCCCTGTGGTAATCGGGGAAGTGCATGTCGGGCAGGAGCAGATGTGTTTCCGGCTGCGTTCGCTTCGCCATGAACACCTATTTGTGAAATAGAGAGAATGCCCATGCACCGGCTTTTATGAGACCTAACGCGCCGGCGATCATTAGCACGAATCCCTCGATGCGGCGGATTCGGCTTTCGTGGCCATCCACGACCCTCTCCAGTCGCGGCAGACGGCCTGTCGGCTTTTCTACGGCGATGTCTGAGCTCCCCAGCAGTTCGGTGCGCAACTCGCCGAGCTGCCGAAGAATGGCGTCCAGTTTTTCAGTTTCGTGCGGAGCCATCCCCACCCCTGAGCCCTTGAAAGTTGGCCGGTTCGTCTTGAACCGGCTCCCCAAGTCACACTGATCGCCTCAGTGGGGACTCGCTAAGACTCCGCCGTTCGCTCTCAGCTCACAGTCGGTACACCGTCTTTCGCGACGTGGAAATCTAACGCTGGTTTGCGTTAGAGCTTGATGCCGAGCGCGTCGAAGTCGGCGACGATCGTCTTCTCGCCGGACTTGAAGTCCGAGACAACCTGCTTCACCAGACCGACAGTTGTCTCGCTCAGCGTGATCGCGCCGGGCACATCGCCCTCGGCCGCGTCGGAAGCAGCGCCCTGAGCTGCGCCAACCGCCTTCACAACGTCATTGAAGACGGCGAGAGAAGCCGCCAGAACCGGCCCGCTCAGCGAGTTGTACAGCGCCCGCGCCTTGCCGGCGAAGGTGACAACCTCGGCCAGAAAATCTCCGACCTTCTTACCGGCCGTCTGAATGTCCGTGATAACGCTCATATCGAAACCCCTCCTGTGGGTTTGGTGCTACGAACTTCTGCGCTGTGTAAGAAGCGTCAGACCAGCCGCGTTCGCCCCGATGGCCATTGTGTTGAGGTCATGCCATCCGAACCGCGAGGCTGCGGCGCAAGCCAGCAATCCAATCACTACGAGCGCGAGTGCAGTCACCTGCGTCTCGCCTGGCTTGACAACCGTCACCGTTCCCGCATCCTGATCGCTCACAGGACGTTTATGCCGGAAGGTTGAGAATTATGGCCAAAACGGGCACTTAGAAAAAGCTGTAGCTCCGTCCCTTGGGATAGAGGATCGGCGATAGTTGCCCTGCCACAAGCGGCGCGATGATGCCGAGGTTGTTCGGTCCCGAGGGATGCAGGTCCAGGTTGTCCGCGCCATACGCCGTGTTGAAGAAGCCGGTCGTATCCATCCAATGAACGAGGGATGGGTTGCTGCATGCGGCGATGCCCGCCTGTAGAGCTGAAGCCTGCGACCCATTGAACGGACGCATTACCACGATCGGCACATTTGGATAGGCCGAAAGCAAGTCGTTCAGCACCGTAGTCAGCGCCGAGGTTACGGACGATCCCGACGCGCTGCTGTCGTTCGTTCCTTCGTTCAGGACGATCATCTTCGTGTTGCTCGGCGGCGTCCGCGCGACGCCCGACATGATGTAGTTGTAGCTGGACGAGAGCACCGGCACGTTCCCGCTTCCCGTCACCGTCAGGCCGCTTGCCCCGAAGCCAATAACACCAACCTCGACGCCGAGAAGCTGGCGCTGCGCGTAGGCCCAACTCATCATCGCGTCATTGCGGTCAGTGTCATTGGTTGCGGTGTAATTGACCGTCCGCACGCCCTCGGTGATCGAGTCGCCGAAGAACAGCACCGTGCCGCCCGGTGCAGGGTTGGGCGCGAGCACGCTGGCTCCGGAAGCGATCGAAAGTCCGGTAAAGATGACAGCGGTCGCGCTCGGCGAGTTCCATCGATTCATGGTCTCGCTCGTGCTTTTGATGACCACTTCGAGCAGGTGATACGGGAGCGCCGACGTTGCGGTCGGCATCGTCGGAATGATCGTCGCCGCAACGTTCGCCTCGGTGAACGGAGTCCCCGCGCTATAGCCGTCGATGCGGTAGTAAATCTCCGAAGCTGGGCTGCCCAGGTTGCTCACGTTGAAGTTGAGCTGGACTGTCGAGCCGGTGAAAAGAATCGAGAAGTACGCGCCCGCGTTGATGCTGAGCGCCTGCGACGAGTTCACGCTCCAGTTCCCCGGTGAATAGAGGAAGGCCGCATTGTTCGGAGCGATCGTCGAGTAGGCAGACGGCGCCGAGATGGTCAGATTGTCGATCGACTTCGCATAGGTTCCGCTGTTGTAGAGACCGGCGTAGCCCGCGGCCGTGATGGAGGTATCTGTCTGCGTCGCGTTCCAGCTTCCCGGCTCCCCGCTCGTCTTCAGCCACACCTTCGCGGAGATGGTCGATCCTTGAACCTGCGCGCGGATCGCATAGGTCGCTCCGATCGTTTCGGTGAGCGTGACGTTCGTCGAATTGATTGACGTGTAGGCCCCGGAGACGCGCTTCCAGATGGTGAGGCTGAGCGTCGTGGAGTTCGTGAACTGATAGGTGACGAGGTATCCGTTGCCATAGCCGGAGTCCACGCGCAGCAGCACGCCAATGAATCGGCCGTCGCCGGCGAGAACCTGTTCGTCATACACCTGCATGTCAGCAACGGTGGCCATGTTGCTGTACAGCGCGGCATCGCCGTCCACGTCCTCCGTATCGCCGAAGCTGTTGCCGCTGACCGGCCCGACCGTGCCCACCTGCCAGTTGCCGGAGACGTCGTACCATCCGGGCGCGATGGCTCCCGTCGTGTCCGAGTCGAAGTTGTCGCTCTGCGGCAGGCTCGCGCTGCCAGGATTGAAGGTTCCGGTGGAATCGTTCGCGTTTCCGTCCAGATGATAGAGATCGAGGAGGCTGGTTTCGTCGCCGACATAGGGCGAAGATGGCGGCGTGAAGTTGGCCGTGTACTTCGCATAGTTGAATACGGCCACCTCATCGATCGAGCCGCCCCACGAGAAGCCTGTTGCCGTAAAACGGCCGATATACCCCGACGTGGCCGTGAGGGCCGTGGGCGTTCCGGTGAGCGTGGTGGACCCGGCGACGCCGTCAACATAGACCTTGAGCGTCCCGCTCCCGTACACAACGGCGCAGTGGTGCCAGTTGCCATCATTGATCGTGATGCCCGAGTCGAGCGTCGCGCCGTCGTAGGTCGTGCCGTCGCTCGAGAGCGCGCTATTGCCCGAAACGGAAGCACCGAAGTGGCCGTTCGACAGTAGCCCCATCCAATCCACCGGAACTTCGGTGGACGTCGAGCCGGCGAATACTGCGACCTGCGTCGAGCCGCTGACCGTCGTCTTCAGCCACGCCTCGATCGTGAAGGCGCTGGTCCCGTAGCTGAACGTCCCGCTCGGCAGCGAAACGTAATTCGAGTCGCCGAGGCCGCCGATGGCGTTGCTGAACTTGCCCGTCGAGAACGTCGGCGACCCCACGAGGGTGCCGTTATGCGAAGCGAACGCCGGGAGGCTGAGCGCAAAAAGAGCTGCAAGCGCAAGCGCCGCGCGCGAGAAACGAGTCCGCATTTAGTAGCCTCCCAGGATCGGCGCAACGCCAGTGGATGCGAAGACGATGACGGTCGTCGCGGACGTGCTCACTGCAGGAGGCGAGCCACCCGACCAAACCAGAGACCCACTCGACACGGGGAGCGTTGAGGTGAAGCCAGCCGGATGGATGATGAGCGTGAGCTTGCGCAGAGTCCCGGCTGAACCAGCATCGGAAACGCTAAATGTGCAGTTAGCCGAAAGGGTGACGTTATACGCAATGTCGCCGGAAGTGGAGAAGCTAAGCGCCTGCGTTCCGCTGCACGTCGGAGAGGTGTCCGGCGTACTTCCGCCGCTAACCGGCGCGCAATTGTTCGCATCTCCGTGAGAGGTGATGCCAGTTGGCACGCTGCCGGTGCTGCACTGATTCGGCGTGTGATCGAAGTTCGTCGCCGTCGCCGCGGTACCGGAGATGCTATTGGTCAGTGTGCCGAGCGCCGTAATCTGCGACAGTGTGACGCTACCACTCGCCGTGCCAACCGATACCCATGCGCCGCCCTTGCATCCATAAAAGGCGAGCGTCGATCCGCTGGTATCCGCATAGAGCGAGGTCGAACTGCATCCGCCGCTGGGTGCGCCGGAGCCCGTCGTATACGTGAACGCCGCAGCCGTGGGAACCGTGGACGGCGGCACGTACTGATCGAGAGCCCACGAGGCGCCGGAAATCGAGACGTTCGTGAGGAGCTGCGCCTTGCCGGCGAAACTGTCGGTGACAAGCACCGAGTACAGAACGCCATTGCCGCCATTCGAGAGAGTCGAGCTGGGAACGGTACACCCGCTCCCGATCGCTCCTCCGGTCACCGAGCACTGCGTAACATATCCGCCCGACGACGAAGGGAGCCGCAACCCGCCGCCGGAGACCGCCACCGGCCCCTGCGAAGAAATCGTTACGGTGCCGTTGACCGGATTCCCGTTGATTTCCAAGCCGCCCGACGCCGCAGTGACGGTTGTCGTCTGCGCCGCGGCCGCGCCACAAAAAGAGATTAGGAAGACGAGAAAGGCTACGCTTCGCTTCATAGCCGCGTTATCTGACGGCGACGCGATTTCGCGCTAATCTTCAGGCTCGAAGGCGTGGTGATGCACCGCGAGCGCGCAGAGCGCGTCGTGCAGGCTCATCCCTCGCTTGAGTCCGTACCGCGCATGATGATCGGCGAGGCTGTCCGGAATGGCCACTCCAGCGTGTAGGCTCGGCAGAACCGTAAGCCGCGTATCCTTGCGGGCAGCGCGGAGCTGGTGCGCGTTCATCACACAGAATGTAAGGGCGTACCCGTCGACGATCATCGGCCATTCGCCGCTCGACGCGTAATCCATCGCCACCGGCATGCCGTCGATGACGGGCCCAAACACCCACCGCCGCTTGTGATCCAGATGCATTAGGAGCCCTCGATTCTGTAGTTATGGATCAGCAGCCGCTCGCCGCGCCCGACGAGGTAATAGTTCTGCTCGTCGTAACTCGTCTCATCCGTCGTGACCTTGACGCGCTCGCCGGCGCCAGGATCGAAGCTGCCTACCTCGTAAGGACGCTGCCACTTCCCATCGATCCATACCGGATGGTGCGGAGAGATGCGATACCCGTTGACGAGATACCACGACTGCGCGATCGCACGCCGCACGCCGATGACCCGCTTCCACCCATCTGCGTCGCCAGTTCGGCCGAGGATCTGATCGCCCTCAACCACCGTGCTCACCGGCACCTCGCCGCGGCCCTTCACGATGACGAGCTCTCTGCCATCGGGACAAATACCCTGCTCTCCGCCAGAGCCGCCTACCGTGCCGCCAGAGTCGCTTGTGTTTGGCGTTGTGACCGTAATTGGCGTGCCCTGGTAATAGCCGTCAGCGGCCGCCAGCAACGCGTTCGCCAGATTGATGGCCGTATCCGGAATCGCCGGCGGATCGCCCGCCACGGAGTGCATCGTCATGTCCGAAAGCCGCAGTCGCGGATAGATGTAGTACGTCGTCGCCGGCTGGAGATTGGTCCACGTGAGCTCCTGCGCCGCGAGCGTTACCGTCGAGGTATCTGTCCGCGAAAGAGTTTGCGTCGGAAACGAGAGCGTGACAGTGCACAAGCCACTGGTAGAGCTGTAGGAGTTCGTCGTCACGCTCTCCGCGATCGACTGGTTTGGAGCCAGGCCGAGCGCGTTCAGATAGCTGGTGCTGGACTGCAGCGAGAAACTGGCCGCATTGATGCTCTCAACATCGTTCGGCGCGGCCGAGAGCGCTTTGATGAGGTAGACGCCGGAGCGGATGGTCGAATCGCTCCATGTCGTCCCGCTGCCAGCCCACAGCAGCGTCGCTGCCTGCCAGTTTGTGTTCGTCGGATCGTCGTTATACCGAATCTCATAGGTTGAGGCTCCACTTGGCGCCGTCCACGAGAAGTTGGTCTGCGTAACCTGATAGTTCCCAGTGAAGCTTGTGACGTCGCCCGGCGCCTGTCCGCTTCCCTGCACAGTGATCGTCACGGTCGGCGCCGACGCGAACGGAGCGGCCATTCCCTGCCCATCGATCCCAACCGCGCGAATCGTCAGGATTGTTCCGGTTGGATAGGTCAGCGTCGCCGTCGTTCCCTTGGTCACCGTAAGCACAAGGGAAGGTGAGGAAATCGGCTGATTCGCCTCGTTTCTGCTCACCCACAACTGCACCGCCGTAGTGTTCGGCCCGTTCTGCCATCCGAGCGCAATGATCGAGGCGACGCCGCCATTCGCCGCGGACGCCATCACGTACTGCTCGGTTGCCGTCAGGCTCGACACCGCAGCATCCGAATCGGGAACTCCGAGCGTTCCCTCGATGATCGGCGTGTCGTCCGAATAGATGCTGGGATCGTATTCCAGCGTGTCCAGCGTGACGGAGAAGTCGCCCTTGCGCTTGATGTTCGTCACCGTAAACAGCTTGGCCGGAAACGCGCCTGCGCTCTGGCCATATACCCACGGACAGTCTTCCGTGGGCGTCTGCAGGAATGGCTCGGCTGGCGTGATGACGGTCCCATTCACGGCCGAGACGGGCTGCGTGTCGATAACGTCCTGGTCGTAGAAGGTGACGGTCTGCCCGACGCCGAATCCAGCAATACTCTCGACGGTGACCGTATTCGCTCCCGTCGCCTGCACCGCGCCGACAGCGCCGGCAGCATTCTCGATCGTGACGATGCGGCCGCTCGGAATGTTGGCCGCGAACTGCACCAGATTGCCCGTAATGCTCGAGATGGTCCCAGTCCCGCGCGTCACCAGCGGATGCACGATGCTGACCGTCCAGCCGGCACCGGCCGCGAAGGTGAGGCTGTCAACGTCGATATTCAGCGCCGTAGTCGTCGAGCCAGCCTGAATCCGCCCGCCATTCGCCCACTGCGCAACGTCATCCTGAATTCCGATAACGTCGCCCACCTGGCAAGCCACAGACTCAATGCCCACGCCGATGCTGCGCTGCAACAGCAGCGTATCCGTGGACAGCAGCTTACGGTAGCACCAGTGCCACGCCTGCGCACGGTTGGTGCATCCGAGAAGCTGCAGTCTGGTCGGCTTCTGCTCTACACCCGCTTGAATGTCGCCCGGCAGCATGACCGCGCAAGGCTCGTCCGTGCGATAGGTGCGCGCCGCGTCCGCAAACGTCGCCTCAATCCGATTCGCTCGATCGTCCAGCGAGACCCATGTGTCCTTGATGGAGTCCTTCAGCACGTTCGCCGAAGTGAAGATCTGCGCCGGAACCGTCACGGCCTGATCGATGATGATTGTGTATATCTGCCCACGCTGCACCAGCATGGCGTAACCGAGCGACGCCACCTTCTGCGCCTGCTTCCAGAGGTTAGTCCCGTTCTGGTCGAAGACCCCATTGAAGCTGGCGCGCGGAATCGTCCCACCGAAGCCATCGGAAACCGGCTCATCGCAGTAGGCGGCCCACTCCGCGAACGCTGGGACATCGATGCAGTCCGGATCGATGCCGCCGCCATACATCGAATTCACGAGCATGTCGTACAGCACAACCGCCGGGTTGCTCAGCTCATAGCTGGCGAGCTCCGCCGGCAGCGCCGTGTCAATGCCGTATTCGCACTGCGCCGTTATTTGAATGTTCGCGCCGGAAAGCTGGTCCGTGGCCAGTGCGCGGATGCCAACCAGCACCTCATTCGGATAGGCGAGGTCCTGATACTGCACTTCGCCAATCGAGTGAATCCATACCTGATCGCCGGTGCGGCTGTTGTCCGCCTCGCGCGGCTGAATCGCGTCGCCGGAGAACGCTGAGCCGTACTTCGTGACCCGCACGTCATACTTGGCTGGCGGCAGATTGTAGATGTTCGTCTGGTGATAGAGCGTTCCCTGATTCGCATCCGAGAAGATGATCCACCCACCGTACCAGCTATTGACGACTTGCTGATTCAGGTTCGGGTCGCACGGCTGCCACTCGCCGGTGAGCGTGATGCTGCCCTGATAGCTCGAGCCGTCCGGGTTGTAGTAGGTGACGGTCTGCGTCCCAGTCCACGGATCGCCAGGTGTGTGCGCCGTAGGCGACATATTGTTGTCATAGGCATAGACGCAGCCGCTCGAGTACTGCCCGGTATTCGGCACCACCACCCATCCCGGATAGCTCTCGACCTGCCCGTCATCGCTGAAGCGCACGACATCCGTCGTGTCAGTCGGATTTGGAACGATCGGCGTCTGCCAGTTGCCCGAACCTTCGATCGCATACTCGATCTTGTAGGCGATCGAGAGGGACCGCAGCGAGCCGTCGTCATTGGAGTAGAAGACTCCATCCGGAAACTGGATGACGACCTGCAAACCCTGTGTCTGCGTCCCGGTTCCATTGATGACGACCGGCGCGCCCACAGTGCCGTCGATATCGGTAATCCCGTCAGCGATGACTCGCGCGTTCTGCGGATAGCCGTTGACGATGTTGTTGAAGTACGGAATCGGCGTCTGGTTGTTGGTGCCGTACCGCACCATGTAGGTGGCATCGTTATAGTTCTGAATCGAGTTGCCGTTGATGGAGACATCCGAGACGCTGATCGCCGGTCCCCACCCCAGCGAGAGCAGCACGTTCAGATAGTTACTTTCACCCTCCGCCTCGACGTAGCTGGCGATGATGTTGCCGCCGCTGAGAAAGCTCCCGTATCCCTTCGGAATCGGCGTGCCGCCACTGGCCACCGTCTTCGGGCCCGTCGGATCGAACGCAGCCGAATCCGGTCCGCCCGCGGCGTGCGGTCCCATGAACGCGTTGATGAGCATGTTGCCGCCAAGGGCAACTGCTGCCCCGAGGACACTGTTCATTGTGGCGTAAGAGATGTTGATGCCGAACGTCGAGTAGAGTCCGTCCGCAGCGGCTACACCAATCCCGCCGATGCCGGCTGTGATCGCCGCAGCCGCAACCATCACAGCAATCTCGGCGAACATCTTCCCAAAGCTTCCGCCGCCCACGTTCGGCATCGCGACGATCTGCGCACCATCCGAAACGGTGAAGCCCTCGAGCATCTCGGCCGGGACAACAAAACCATCGACTACGGCGGCATATCGCTCAGTGCGAACCTCCGCCGCCCGCAGAATCTCGGCGAGCGTCATGCCCGCGTGCCACTCCACCTCGCGCGTCTTGCGCGAAATTTGCGGCTGAAAGGGATTGTCGATGCGATGGAGAAGGATCAATCCGGGCGCCCTCGATAGCGGTAGAAGCCGACAATGCGCCGGCGGTAAGCGGGCGAGTCGAAGCGCTCCACACACACGCCCACGCTCTCCCTCGCGTGCAGCATGCGACAGCTATCGAGAATCAGGCCAACATGCCACTCCCACCGCGAGTCAGTAGAGCGCAGCAGGATTCCGTCGCCGGGCTTCACCTCCTGCGGATCGAGCGGCTGCCACTCGTCATGAAGCGCAAAGCGGAGCAGCGCCGGATTCGAGGGATAGTCGGTCGGCTCGTGACCCATCCTCCGCAACACGCACTGCAGCAATCCCCAGCAGTCGTATGCCTCGGGCCCGCGCGCGCCGTCGACAAATGGCTTACCGATCAAATCGGCAACGTACTTTGCGGGAAGACTCAAGAGATAAGCTCCATGACTTTGCGATATGCATCATCGAAATAGGCGAATGGACCGAACTCACGCGGCAACGGCGTGAGCAGCCAGAACGATCCGTAGGCAAATGCAATCCACCAGTCCTTCCACGCCCACAAGTCCGTATCGACGCAGGAGAACTCCGGCGTCATACCTGGCCCGCAATCGTCGCGCCGTTGGTCCCGATACCCGGATACCCGCCATAGCGCTGCTGATTCCCATGCGTAATGCAGCCATTTGCCCCATCGAAGGACAGGTCACACGTAACCAGCGCGCCGCTGTAGCCGCACTGCGAGCTCTTGTACTGCCATTTGCAGGTGCCTTGGTAATAAAGAAACTTCGGAAAGAGCATCCGCAGTGGACTCGCGGCCGAGAGCGTGAACGTCACCCACGCCGGCGAAGTCGTCGTCTTGAGGATCGTCGTTTGCAGCGCGATCTCCGGCTCGCCGGAAGGGTTGTCGGTGTTGAGGACATAGATCGTCGCCGACGCGCCCACGCCACCCTGATACTGCACGATCGCGCCCTCGACGAGCCGCGACACGTTCGACACCTTGAGCGTTGCTTGCCCCAGAGATCCTGTCGTCCCGTTCTCCGCGCCAGTCAGTTCAAACGCGAGAGGCTGGTACGTCTGCGGACCTGCGCCGTCGCCGGCGTCGAAGGTCACAGCATCGGTATTGCGCACGAAGCGCAAGTGCTCTCCCTGCCAATTGAAGTCCACCAACAGCAGCCAGGGAGTGGTGCTGGCAAGCTTGTATTTATCGAGCGCGGCGGCGGCGGAGAGAGCGGCTGGCATCAGACCTCCGTCACTTCAAAGCTCACGTTGTACGTCTTCTGCCCGTTCGCGATTCCGGCATCCGAAATCTGCAATCCCTCCGTGAAGCGCACCGCGTTCAGCAGCGGATTCAAGCCAGGCATGCGTCCGTTCGGCTGCGCAGAACCGATAAGCGCCATCCCAACGGAATCCACCGTGAAGACTGCCTGCCCAGCTCCTACATCCGTGCTCGAACCGTTGGAACTCGTAATCTGAACGTTCAGCGATGCCTCAATCGTCGCCTGTGTGGCCCCGCCGGCCGAAGGCTGCACAGTGAACGTATCGCTGATCGCGAGATACCCGCTCGGCGTCGGAGCGTTTGTATACTCGCGCCCATTCAGACTCACGGTCCCGTCTTCATAAACGACCGTTACGCCGAAGTAGAAAGTCGCCGTGAGGCCAGCCGCCAGCGTCGTAACGCCATCAAGCCAGCCTTCAATCTGATAAACGTCGCCAGCCGTCACATTGAGCGGCTGTGAGCACAAGAGACGCGTGACAAGCGAACTACCGTGCGCCGCTATTGAGCCCGCTACTGAGTTGAACTGGATGGCTGTACTGCCGTCGTGGGCTTGCGTGGACGGCAGGCACGAAAAGAGTGCGCCGGCGCCGATGCCCGCAGGGTCCACGCTCCAGCCCTGCAGTTGCCCGGTGCTCTGGTCCAAGAGCTCGAAGCTCCCATTGGGCAGTAGGTTCGGCAGGTAGAACGCGCCAGCTCCGCCTTGCACAGTCTGCGACTCAAAGACATCGAGAGCGCGGACATCTTCGGCCGAGAGGAACTTGTACGAAACGCCGAACGTGCGCCGCAGCCTTGTAAACCGCGGCCGCGTCGCCACATACCCGGATTCCATCGGGTCCTTCAGCGTTCCATCCTCGATCTTCCGTGTGCTCTGGAAGCTCGGGGCGCGGCTCAGCGATGGGAAGATGGGATAGGGCACGAAGCGGTTATGCCGTCAGTGGCGGGGACCGCGCCAGTTTCGCCACACGTAGAGCACCCAGAGCGAGACGCCGGCAGCGATGGCATACAGAAAGGCCCGATAGGCCGCGTCCACGATCATCTTCGCTGTATCCATACCGCGAAGGTTGGCCGGAATCAGGAATCAGCGCAAACTGAGAGCGTGGGATTCATCAATGTAACGGTCGATGCATCGAAGGCGGTCGCAGCGCTATCCGAGGCGCAGACGAAAGACATTCCATACGCGACCGCCGTCACGCTGACGCGACTGGCGCGAGCGTCAAGCGTCGCAGAGCAGTTCCGCGAGGCTCAGGTCTTCCATCTTCGCAATCGGTGGACTCAGGACAATACGAAGTTTCGAGCCGCCGAGAAGACACGATGGCCCATTACGTCCTATGTGGTCGCGGACACGTCAAACGAGACCGCACCAAACTACCTCGCGCTGCAGGAAGAGGGCGGCGAGAAGATTCCATACAGCGGCAAGGAAATCGCAGTTCCGACGAAATACCTGCGAGCTATCGCGCCAGCGACGATTCCAGGGCCGCTACGCCCGCGCAACCTCCTGCCCGCAAATACTGGCATCGGCGTAGTCACTCGCGGCCGGTTCGAGGGTCCGGTCACGGGAACACGTGCGAAGTTCAACCAGCGGGTCGGAGCCCGCAAGTTGAAGAAGCTTGGCAGTGTTCAATATGTGGCGTTCAAGCAATACGATCGGCGCGGAACGCTCTGCATCTTCGTGCGCGTTGACGGCAAGCGAGACGCGGAGCCATGGTACATCCTGACGACCAGGGCAAACGTCAAAGCGGTTCTCGGGCTAGACGTGGAGACTGCCACCATTGTCGAGGAAAATTTCGACACGTTCTGGAATGACGCGTGGGCATCGATACGGGGCTAGCCGCGCCGCCGCTTCACTGGGTACCAAATGCCAACCACACCTTACCCGGCTGGCATATCCTCCAGCCATCTTCCGTTCCCGTCTCGATAACCTCGCGGCGGAACTCCGGCCACTCGCCAAATAGCGCATGAGAAACCAGCCAAATAGTAAGCCGTACTCGATCGCGAATCCTAACCATGCGCGCATCCTGCCGCGCACCACTCTCGCACGGCAAGTAACCGACTTAAGTGCTTGACTCGCGCGGTGACATTCGGCAGACTGTGGCCCTATGGGTCGCCGCCAATCTCAACCAGAGCCTCCTCCGGAACGGGAAAGTGGCATGGCGAGTTTCTTCATACTTATTGCCATCGTGGTCGGTGCCGTTTTTATCGGAATGTCGGGCGTCATGGATGGATGCAACACCGGCGGACATTATGACGGCGGGGTGGGTAGCAGCCACCGGGGTGGCCATTACGACAACCCCTCCACAGACAATCACTATCAGAGGCGGAAGTAGGCACTGGCGATGCTAAAAATAATTGGCGGTATCTTCGCGGTTTTTGTGGTGCTAATGGTGATAGGGATGAGTATTCCCGGCGATCGGGAGTCGCATGGCTCTACGCCATACAGCGTGGACGCAAAGTCTGGCGCGCCGGAAAACTGGCATTACTCAGACGACTTCGACGAAATACACAGTCGCCGCGTCGCATATGCCTGCACCACCTCGGAGGAGGGGTATGAATGGTGCTTCCGAAGGACAAATGGACGCCTCGATACGTACATCACAGCACCCGGATCGTCGGGGGCAGCCTTCTACTGCTATGAGGATCACTGCTCCACGACGGTCAGATTTGGAACTGCTGCGCCTATTCAAGTATCTGGAGTCAATACAGACAACGGCGACCCGCGCACGATGTTTCTTCTATCTACGAGCACTCTGATTGCGCGTACGCGCTCGGCTGACACTGTCCTCATGCAACCGCCGCTCTTTCAGCGGGACACAATTCTCCACTTTCACGTATCGGGACTAAACCTAGAAAAGCTCCGCTAGCCCGTCGCCAATCCTCCAAGCCCGCTGAGCGCCTGCGCAAAACTGCCGCCGCGGTCCAAGTCTTCAAGAAGAATCTGGATCACCTGCGGCCGCAGCATATCCGTCATTGCGCTCCCATCCTGTGGTGATTGCTGCGATGCGGTTCCCTGCGCCGGCGAACTCGTCTGGTTGATGATCTGTACCGTCACCCCGCCGCCGCTCTTTGCGCCAGCGGCCGCTGGTAGCTTCGCTGCCATGCCTGGCATAATGGCGCCCAGTAGGCTCTTTCCCAATGATGGGTTTTGGCCTGTGGCGGCCGCGCCGCGTGCGCCGAACAGTCCGCCCTGATTTGGCACCGCATGCCCAAGTGCAGTCTGCACCAGTGGCTGAAGAAACTGCTGGTAGGTGTCCTTCAGCGCCATCGATTGCAGCGACTTCGCGAAGTCCTTCCACGCATCCTTGCCCTTGCCGAGATTCTCGAAGAGCTGCTCCAGCGCGTCGTTGAGCTGTGTGCGGATTTCGGAAGCAACCTCGCTGATCGGACTCTTGAGTTCAGAGATCCTCTCCTGAAGCTCTGCTACCTTGGCTGCCGCATTATTGTCCCCATCGGCCGCCAACTTTTCATACGCCTCCAGTACGGGCTGAAGAGCTTCGGCCTCCTCGCGGTCGAGTGCGATCTTCCGCTGCTGCGCATCGACCGCCGAGATTTGCCCGCGCGCCTCCGCATCGTCGACGGTTGTCCGATTCGCCCCATACACCGCCGACGCCTGCTGATACATCTCGTCTGCGGAGCTTGCTGATATCTGATCCTCATTGTGCTGCTCTAAGGAGTCCGCCGTAGGCAGGTCGCCCGGACGCTCTAATGCAATCTTCTGACGCTCTCCGCCCTCGCCATAATAGGCGTCGTGCATTTGTTTGATGCGAGCCGACGCGCCGGTTCCGTAGGCCCTCTCCGCATCCGCGTTGAGCGCATCAGTGGCTTGCTGCTTCTGCTTGGCCACCTCCGCCAACTCAGTCTTTAGCTGCGTAGCGTTGATAACCTCCTTCGCGCCGAGTTCCACCGCTTGGGCTTGGAGCGCGACAATCTTTGCCTGCAACTCGGCAACCTCGGCATCCCGGCTCACCGCTTCCGCGCCGCTGAGTTTATGCGATTGCAGATGGCTTATCTGCGCCTGAATGTCGTTCTGCTGCTTCGCGTTGGAAGCCTTTTCCGCCTCGATGGATTTCTGCTGCGCATCAGCTTTCTGCTTATAGAAATCGGTATCGCTAATCAACTCGCGCTTATGCTCATCATCCAGGGCTGCCAGACGCTCGTCGCTCGCGGCCTTCTGTCGGGACGCCTCGAGCTTGTCGTTTGCGTCAGCCAACTGGCGACGCGCCGCCGCCAGCTTATTCTCTGCCGCCCGCATCTTGGCAGCGGCGCCCGTAAGATCCCCTGTGCCACCATACCCATGCCCGCTTCCAGTGCCAGGGTCAATCGTAGGCGACGGCTTCGGTGCCGCCGGGCCACCGAAAGCGATGTCGTGGAACTCCTGCGCCTTCTTTTGTAGGTCCTTCGCGGCTTGGATGTCGCGGCGGCCGATCGCGGTGAGCGGACCAGCCTCCGCGGCCGCAAATAGAAACTCAGCCGCGCTCGCCGTGCTGTATATCGCTTCGGCGGCGAATGCCATTCCTTTCGCGACCCTCGATCCCCAGTCGGCGAGATTCTGCCTGGCGTCCGTACTGCCGGATATCACGCTCATCATCTGATTGAGGCCGGGAATCAACCCCTCTGTGAAAGCGAGACTCGCACCCAGTATCCGCTGCTTCAAATCTTCGAGCCTCTGGTTCGTGGCCTCCAAGGTCTCAGCTTGCGCATTGTCAAGATAGACGCCGGCCGCTTTCGCCTTCTCCGTAAACTCGTCCCAATGGTTTCCGACCTCTACGAGAGTCGCAATCTGATCGGCGCCGGCCCGCTGACCGAGGACACCCGAGGCAAGCTCCGTCCGACGTACTGGACTACTCGTTTGACCAAGAAGCTGCGCTAGGCGCCGGAACGCGACCTCTGGCCCGTTGACGTCGCTGGCGAGCTGCTTCGCGTCGAGTCCGAGGCTTTTTATATACGCGGAGGCCTGGACATTTCCCTGAGTCGCCTGCGCGATGGTGCGATCCATCCGCGAGACGGCCTTCGTCATCGTATCGAAATCGCCGCCTGTAACCGCAGCCGCGTAGTGCAACGTCGATAACGTCCCGATCGCCAGGCCGGTCGACTTGCTCGCGCGCTCTATCTGCTCGCCAAACTCCAGTGAGGTTGTGACGAGATCCTTTAGTCCATCGACAATCTCGTGAGCGCCGAAATAGATGCCCATGTATTCAATGGACCGCTTGATGCGCTCGCCCAACTCGCCAAATCCCTCACCGGTGCCACTGAGCTGCGAACGCAGGCTGGCCACTTGCGACTTCAGCGCCGCAATCTGCTCGTTCATGGAGGCAAATGCTCGACCGGTATTATCTTCTGCGTTGATGCTCACCACGACGCTGCTAGAACGAGCCATTACCCCTCCGCCTGCGCGATCAGGTCCGCGCCCACCTTGCCGCCCGTCGCCGCGTGGGCGAGCTTGAGCATCTCCAGATTTGGACCCGGCGCGCTCTTCGCCTTCTCGATTGCCTCACGCACCTTGCGCTTGTGCTCGCGGTCCGCCTTGGTTGTCTCGCCCAGCAATTTCGCCGGCGTCACCTTATCCGGGTCGCACCCCGCAGCCGTGAGCTGATAGCTCAGCGCCCATGCCGCGTTACGCATGTCGCGCTTCTGCCGCGCCGCGTAGCCATCATGCATCGCGCGCCATTCGGCCAGCGTCATCCCCCAGAACACGTCCGGCGCGAGCCCCATCAGGCCCAGCGCCGTCTCCAGAATTAGTCGCCAGTCCCACGGCTGCGCCTTCTTTTTGCGCTTGCGCTTCCGCTCCGGCTCGAGGCCTTTGCCGCGGATGCCGAAGCTCGGCGCTATCGCGTCCATGGCCGCAACCTGCGCGTCCACCTTTTGATCCTTGAAGAGCTTGCGAAGAATATCCTCCGGCGTCTCAATCCTCGGCCGCTTCGCGCGATCGCTCGCCAGCAGCGCGTACAGCGCAATACCGAGATCCGCTTCGGGAATCTGTGCCGCCACGCGCCGCTCGGTGCCATCCTCCATCGGCATCAGTGTGCCCGCGAATCGCTCCGTGAGCCAGGTCGCCCAATCGTCGCCCACCTCATCCCACAGCACCGCGACGCATCGCATATCGCAAGCAAACTCGCGGACCTCTCCGCCAATCTTGTACGGCACGCGCCCGATCACCGGATTCATCTCGTCATCTCCGAAAAAATGGGTGGCACCTCAACCCCAAAGGTGCCACCCTCCCCTTGCATCTCTTCCCGCGGCGTCCAAGGCAGCCGTTTCCGCTTCGGGCCTTAGCTATCCTCGGACCGCCGCAGAACCTTAGCTGCCGGCTTCGGTCACCGTGCCCTGCGTCAGAGCGCCGCGTCCGGAAACTGTCAGGTCGACCGTCTGCACACCGCTGTTCGGCGCACCGAGCTTGAATCCGGTGATGACGCAGTTGCCGCTGAACTGCAACCCGCCAGTCACATCCTGCGGACGGAACGCGATCGTGATCGTAGTCCCAGCCGAATATGCCGCGAACAGGTTGGTCGCATCCGGACCGCTCTGCATCAGCATCGCCTTGAACGTGCCGGTGAAGTCCTTCAGGCCGGACAACTTGTCCTTCCAGCCCACGGTCGAATGGTCGCTGGCGTCGAGATCGTCCGCCTTCGAGTCGAGCTCGATGTCGGTGATGTTCGCCCAGATCGTCTCCGTGGCCGGAGGGATGGTGTAGTAAAGCTGCCCCTCGTAGCCACGAATTTTTGTTACAGCAGGTGCCGGCATGCCTTACCCCCTCGTTGTCGCGTCGCCGCGCTTGGTTGCAAATTGAAGTACAAAAGTCATCTCGATCCCGAGGACATCGCGGCCCGCAGGCTGGAACACTGCCACGTTGCCACGTTCCTCGACACTCTCGACAATTCCGCCGAGATTGGCGCCGTCACCCGTCAGCGCCTGAACCGCAAACACGTAGAACGGGTCGAGCGCGGAGTCATCGAGGCTCGCCTGCCCGCCCTCCTGCACCGCGGCGTCGACGATGCCACGCACCGTTACGGTCAACTCGTTATGCACCGAGAAGCGATCGGCCAGTTCGCCATTCTCGTCCGTCTTCTGATCGCCAGGCGTCACGTCATAGCAGGGCAAATCGTCCGGTCCAACCTGCTCCAGCCTCGAGCGAAACACCCCGCCGGTCGCAGGAGTGCCATCGGCGCCGAGCGCCGCCACTATGGCCAGCAGTGCGAGTTCACGAACCGACTTGCTCACAGCTTCCTCATCTTCAGTTCAACCATCGCGCCGTCCTGCACTGGGCTCGACGATTGCACTGCGTAATTCACGCCATCCACCGCGACTTGATCCTTCGGCTTCGGCATGGGATTGAAAGCGACCGCCGACAGCAGCGCAGTCAGCTCCGTATTGCTAACCGAGAGATGATCAAACTCCGCATCCTTGCCCGGTGCATCGAAGATGCAGAACGCGCTATTACCGGCGAAGGCGATGCAATTCCAGTCCGCAAAGAACACCGCCGTATCGTTCTGCCCGATAGCCACACCACGGATGTACCGGGATTCGGCCAATTCGCGCTAATCACGCAACCTCCGCTTGTGTGGCCGGAGGCATCGCTGTCGATAGGTACTTCTTCGTGAGGCGCAGACCATACGCCTGCACCTCTGGATTCAGGTTGGCGATGTGACCGCCGTTCCAGCAGAAGCCGACCTGCGCGACGCTCTGCGGCTGGAATCGCTGCAGCATCCGGTTCAGCGCATAAATACCAGCGCGCATCGCGGTCTCCAAATCGTCAAAGCTTTCCGGCGTCGTGCATGGTGGAGCGTTGACTAGCATCACCTGCATCGGCCCATAGCTACACGCGGCCGCTGGCCCATACAGCGCCAGCAGATGCGCCTGGCTCGGATCTCGCGAGTACTCGCCGCCCACGTCGTATGCCGGCTCATGTCGCGGCGTGCAGTCCGCACCAAAGCTCGACTCATTGCCAGTGATGGCCCACAAGAGCTGCCATCCTTCGATGTGTGACGGGAGCGGCCCAACCGTGCCGCCCAACTTGCGACACACGTCCGCGATCTCCTGGCGGGAGAACTTCGTGACCATAACGCCTCGCTTCAGTGCCGTGTTTTAGAAGGGGATGTCTTCGTCGGTGATGCCGGCGTGCTCATATGACCGGCCGCGCTGGTGCTCGACATCATCCTCGCGATGCGAGTGCTGCGCTCCGTCCCGCTTGAAGTTGAGGAGCTGCAGGTGCATGACGACAATCTCCGTCGCGTACCGCTTCTCGCCATCCTTCTCCCAGGAGCGCGTTTGCAGCCGACCCTCGATGAATACCTGCGAGCCCTTGGCTGCGTAGTCGCGGACGATCTCGGCGGTACGCCCAAAGGCGACGCAGCGATGCCACTCCGTGCGCTCCTGCCGGTTCCCCGCCTTATCCTTGACGAACTCCGAGGTCGCCAGCGACAGGTTCGCCACCAAAGCGCCGCTCGGCAGTGTCCGGATCTCGGGGTCGCGCCCAATGTTGCCGAGAACAATGACCTTGTTCACACCCTTTGCCATCTGCTAATCCACCAAATCTGCAGCCGCACCATCGACTGCGGTTTTCCACTCTTGCGTGTCCGCCGCGCCCTGCGTGATCGCCTCAGAGAACTGCTCAACCTCGAGGCGATCCGCATGAAAGCGCGGATGATTCTCGACGCCGCCCCAATCGCACTCCACGCCAGCGGCCGCGCCGCAGTATGAACAGTTCGATTGGAGCGGGTCGAATGGCATTCTTTAGGCCGGCAGGTAGTCCTGTCCGCCCAACACCGCCACCACAGAAACATCGGCCGTATCCGTGTTCGCCGCCGACAGGTCCGGGGTGAACTGGATGCGAACGAACTCCTGCGCGCCGGCGAAGTCCACCGGGAACCGCACCACACCGCGCTGCGTCGAGCCTCCGGCAGCGCCAGTGTCCACAACCGCCTTCGCGAAGGTCGCAAGCGTGTTCACGTTCTCCGTGAAGCCAGAGTCGTCCGCCGTCTGCACAACCGCGCTCAGCGAGATCGTGTTGCCCGCGCCAAGAACTGCCTTGTAGTGCGCGATAAACGAAGCCGACAGGGGATAGCTGAGCGCCGCGCGATCGATCGCCAGGCCGTTCACCTCTGTGTTATCGCCGGCACCCCCGGCGGTGAGGGACACGTCATCCGATGCCGCAGCGGCTCCGATGAACGCGTCGATATTGTGAGTCATTGCGAAGTTCGACATGCTGGTGTCCTCACCTCAGAGAATTCAAATGCGTTTGAGCGAGGCGGGCGCGTTTACGCCGCGCCCCGCTTCAGCTTCCGGCCCGCTTAGGCCGAGGCTTGGTTGTAGTAGGCGACTCCGTTCAGGACCGCGATGCTCTCTTGGTGACGCATGCCGAGGTCATGCTCGATGAGCACCCGCATGACCGTCTGATCCTGCGAGAAGGCCGAGACGAGCTGGCCGGTGCCGGGATCGACATACGAGGCCTCGGTGGAGAACTCGATACCGATCTGCGGAGCATCACCGATGGTCACGTCCGCGAAGTCGGCGAAGTAGAGCTCCGTCGAATTCGCCACACCGTTCACCGTCAGAGTCTCCGGGATCTGCGTGGTCACGCGGTACGGATAGCCCATGAACTTGCCTTGAGCCATCTCCTCGCGGAACACCGGATAACCGAGTCCGTTGAGCAGGTTCTCGAGGAAGTACTCCGTCGAAACCGACATGATGATGCCGGGCCGCAGGAAGCGAACGTTGGCCTTACGGAGCGCCAGCTTGAGCTTGCCGATGTCCGCCTGCACCGCCTGGACGAGAGCGCCTCCAGTGAGACCGGTGACGTTCGTCGCGGTGATGACGTTCGCCGGAAGAGCCCAGTACCGCAGACCCTTCGGGCTGTACTGCGACCCCTGCGAGCGAATGAAGGAGACATCCTCCGTGTTCGCCAGCGAGATCATCAGGTCATCACGCACCGCAGCATCGGCAGACTCGCCGCCCGAACGCCGCAACAGGTCGTTCGAGATAGGCACGAGAGCCGCCAGCTTCTTCGCCGAGAGCTTGAGCTGGCCGAACTTGCCCTTTGTCGCCGTGATGTCCTG